TGGAGCAGAATTATATCAATAATTTTGATTTCTTGAATCAGTATCTACCTGATACTTATGAAAAAGAATTTGAAAGATATGGTAATCGAAGCATTAGTTCATTCCTACGTATGGTAGGAGCAGAAATGCCTTCTAACTCTGACCTTATTAAATGGGCGGAGCAAGGAAGATTGCATATTAAATACACAGGATGTACTTCAGCAGCAGCTGCAGGTGCAGACGCAGGTGCAGTTTGGACAATTCCTAACAACGCAGGTAACTTTAACCCAGGTATTACAGTACCTACAGGAGCAAGTGGAGCGCGTAACGTGTTAAGAGTAGGACAAACAGTTATGATTTCAGACAGCACGCCTGGATCAAACCTTACTAACAAAGCAGTTGTAACTGCTGGACCAACAAATGCTAACCCAAACACTTTTACAGTAGCTTATTATGAAGCAACTGGACAGGCAGTAGCAGCGGGTGTAGCTTGTGATGTTTTCATTTACGGTTCTGAATTTAACAAAGGAACAAGCGGAATGGAAGGATCTTTAGAAGCTGATGATTTATTTTTTGATAATAAGCCAATTATTATTAAAGACAAATATTCAGTATCTGGTTCTGACATGGCTCAAATTGGTTGGGTTGAAGTAAGTGGTGAAGATGGCGTAAGCGGATACTTATGGTATTTAAAATCTGAGCACGACACAAGATTAAGATTTGAAGATTACATGGAAACAGCTATGATCGAAGCGGTTCCAGCTGACGCTGGTTCAGGAGCGGGAGATTTCTTCCAAGGAACAGGTGCTGGTTTATCAGCAGCTAACCTTAACGGTTCTGACGGTGTATTTTATGTGGTAGGCTTAAGAGGTAATGTATATGGTGGAGGTAATCCAGCTGTATTAGCAGACTTCGACAGCATTATTCAAAGATTAGATAAGCAAGGTGCAATCGAAGAAAATGTTATCTTCGTAAACAGAAACTTCTCGTTTGACATTGACGATATGTTGGCTGCTCAAAACTCTTATGGAGCTGGTGGTACATCATACGGATTGTTTGACAATGACGAAGAAATGGCACTAAACCTTGGCTTCTCTGGATTCCGTAGAGGTTATGATTTCTATAAATCAGACTGGAAATATCTTAACGATCCTACTATGAGAGGTGGTTTAACTGCAGGAGCAATCAACGGACTTTTAGTTCCAGCTGGTTCAACTTCAGTATATGACCAAATCTTAGGTAAAAACGCTAAGAGACCATTCTTACATGTAAGATATAGAGCTTCAGAAGCTGAAGATAGACGTTACAAAACTTGGATCACTGGTTCGGCTGGTGGAGCAAGAACATCATCTTTAGATGCAATGGAGGTTAATTTCTTAACTGAAAGAGCAGTTTGTGTTTTAGGAGCAAACAACTTCTTCTTATTCCAAGACGCATAAGAAGTAAATTACTAATATCTTGGGGGTGGCCTTCACCCCCAGGTATTTTTTATTAATAAAATTAAATTTAAATAAAATGAAAAAGGCAAAAGAAAAATTTGAAAACAAAGCCTATAGATTGTTAGGCAAGGCAGCACCGCTGTCGTATATGTTGGCTTCTCGCCATACACGAAGATCCCCCTTATTATGGTTTGATGAAGAAAAAGGTGTTAATAGACCCCTGCGCTATGCGCGTAATCAAAAGTCACCTTTTGAAGATGAGCAAGATGGAAATGCTGTTTTAGAACCTATTGTGTTTGAAGACGGTATGTTACAAGTGCAGAAGTCTAATCAAACTTTACAAAAGTTTTTATATTATCACCCCTCAAATGGAAAAGTTTTTGAGGAAATCAATCACGCAAAAGATGCAGCCCAAGAGCTTGCTTATGTAGAGCAAGGATTGGAAGCGCAACTTATAGCTAAAGATTTAAAAGGAGATAAATTATTAACTGTATGTAGAGTTCTTATGGGTGGCGCAGCAGATAATATGACTACGCCTGAATTAAGAAGAGATGTATTAATATACGCGAAGAATAGTCCTGAAGACTTTTTAGAAACTGTTCAAGACCCTCAGTTAGAATTATATGGAGACGTTGTAACATTCTTTAATAAAACCTGGTTGATATTAAAAAACAACGGCAAGGATGTTTATTTTAATTTACCAAAAAATAAAAATAAGCTTTTATCTGTTCCGTTTGGAGAAGACCATTATTTTATTGTGGCTTCATTCTTCCAAGACGACGATGGCATTGAGACTTATAAACTACTAAAGAAAAAGGCTGAAAAAAAATAGTTTAGCTTTTGTATCTTTGTACTTTATTAACCCTTAATGTTATTATTTATTATGGAAAAATTCTTACAAATCCCAGTAACAAACGAACAAAAACAAATCGTTTCTATTCTGGATGTTAAATTAGTAGAACAAGCATCTACTACAACCGTTACTTTAGCCTATGGCTCTGGTAAGGTTGTCACTATAACTTATACTAATGCTTTAGGAGCAGGAGTAGAAACTTATAGAGACGAAGTGCAAGACGCTATTGTTTCAGCCCTCGCGACAGGTTGGACTACTGTAGCTGTAGACTACATTCCAAGTGACGCTGTCACTGGTATAGCTATATCTTAATGTATAGTTCAATGCAAAAGTATGTTGAGGTTTCTGTTCAAGATGTCGCAGTAACAGGAACATCTACCGCAGATCAAAGCGGAAACAATAAAGTTGAGGACACTGGAGCGTTTGCTTCAGGAGTTGCTGTAGGAGACATCTTACACGACACGTCTGATGATAGAATGTATACGGTTTCAGCTATTGATAGCGCCAATGTATTATCTTTAACTGCTATTGGAGCAACACAAGGTAATGGCGTAGGCACTGGTAAAAACTTTATTATTTACTCTGCCACTGCGTCTTCAAAACAATTAATAGCTTCAGATGGAGTTGTTCTTGTTGAAAACGCTGCCGCCGATCCTATAAATAGCGAAGTTAATATTCAATATTGTGGATCAAGCGGAATCGTAGTTAAAATTACTCACGCAGCAGTAGCTGCTGGTGATGAAGCTATGAGAGATGGATTTGAGGACGCTGTAAGCGCTTCTTTAATTCAAGCATGGCCAATGGTAAAATACTCATGGTCTTTACCGTCAAGTTTAATTTTAGATATATCAAAAGTTTAATCTGAACTTAACCAAAATAGAGAGAGGGGTCTAAAAAAATTAGGCCTCTTTTTTTTTGTTATCTTTGTAAAAAGATTAATGGATGATAAACTCAATTAGAAACACGGTACTTGCAGTAGCTAATAAAAACAACTACGGCTATATATCTCCTCAGGATTTTAATTTATATTGCTTACAAGCTCAGATGGATATATTTGAGGATTACTTTTATCAATATAACAATTGGATAAACAGAGAAAATGCGCGTACATCAGGTACAGGTTACGCTGATGTAATTAAAAATTTAGAAGAAGTTATAGATACATTTTCAGCAACCTCTTATTTAGCACAACCTAATGCTGGTTTAAACAATATATATACGTTACCTGCTGATTATTATCTAATTAATAAAATATTTTATTATCCTACATTAAAAGCAAACGGCACAACCTCTGGCGCAGGAGCTTATCAATTAATTGATGCGACACAAACTTTTACCACATCTGTCGTTGTTGGTGATTTAATTACTAATACCACAGATAATACTTCGGCATACATTACGGCTATAACAAATGACACAACGTTAGTTATTAGCCAAGACATTATGGCAAATGCAGAAACATATAGTATTTATAATCAATATAATGTAACTGAAGTTGAGAGAGTAAATCAAAATAAAATATTTATGCTAACCAGCTCTAATTTAACATACCCAACAACTCAATACCCAGCCTATGTATTAGGTGGCGCAAGCTCTAATATCCCAGCTGGGGCAAATTCATTTGTTGGTAACAATATTACTGTATACCCAAATACTATTACACAGGGAGGCGCATTGCAAACTCAATATATTAGATACCCTTTAGCTCCACAATGGACTTATCTGGACACGTCAGGTAATGACCCTATTTTTAATCCAGCAGATCCGCTGTATCAAAATTTTGAACTACCGGCTTCAGACGAACCAAACTTGGTAGCTAAAATATTACAATACATAGGAGTTGAAATCAGAGAACCAGCGGTTACAGAGTTTGGGATAAACGAAGAAAATTTAGATACACAAGAAACAAGCTAATATGACATACATAAATCAATATCAATATTATACCAACAACGGAAGCGCGCCTGAAGATGCTAATTGGGGATCATATCAATATATATCTCTACAAGATGTAGTAAATAATTTCATGTTAATGTATCAAGGTAATAATGAGCTTATAAATAATATTAATAGATACCAGGTTTTATTTTTTGCAAAAAGAGGCATTCAAGAGCTAAACTATGATGCTATGAAGGAGATTAAAATATTGCAATTAGACGTGGGTAGCACCTTACGTTTTGTGCTTCCTTCTGACTATGTTAATTGGGTTAGGATTTCTCAGTTTAAAAATGGTGTACTATTTCCGTTAAGCGAAAATATTCAAACCAACTGGAGCTCAGCTTATCTACAGGACAATAATAGCAACATACTTTTTGATCAAGATGGTAACGCGTTAAGTCCTCAAGATTCTGAAGTAGATTTAAGTAAAGGGACGTCAGGTATTTATTTAAATGACCGAAGCATATTTAATAACCAACCAGGCACATGTGTTGATGGTTGCTGGTATTTTGAATACGCTATAGGGGCGAGATTTGGTCTGAATACTGAAACGGCTAATGTAAACCCTACATTTAAAATTGACAAACAACATGGAGTTATAAATTTTAGCTCTTTAGGCGCGCACTCATCTATTGTATTAGAATATGTGTCAGATGGCATGGAAGGTGGCGACGACTCTAAAATTAGCGTTAATAAATTATTTGAAGATTATATTTACGCGTTTATAAAATATTCGCTTTTAAATAATAAGTTAGGCGCACAGGAGTATGTTGTTAACAGGGCTCGTAAAGACAGAGCTTCGTTATTAAGAAATGCTAAAATTAGATTAAGTAACATACACCCTGGCAGACTTTTAATGAATTTAAGAGGCCAGAACAAACTTATAAAGTAATATGGCTATAACCACTACGAATTTTATTAAAGGACGTATGAATAAGTCCGTTGATGAACGACTGCTTCCTCCTGGAGAGTATGTGGATGCAATGAACGTGCGTTTAGGTGCTACTGAGACTACAGAAATAGGCGCGGTAGAAAACACTAAAGGTAATGACCAATTAACCAC